AAGTGAGGAAATTGTCATACCTTATAGATCTCCTATCGATAGAAAGATTCATAGATACTTTCCTGATTTTTGGATTAAAGTTAAAAAAGGAAATGGCTTTACTGAATGTGTTCTTATTGAAGTTAAACCAAAGAAGCAAACTGCACCACCAAAAAAACCTAAAAGAATGACAAAGAGGTATTTATCAGAAGTGTATACTTATTCAAAAAATGAAGCAAAATGGAAAGCCGCAAAAGAATATTGTGCAGATAGAAACTGGAAATTTGAAATTATTACTGAAGATCACTTGTTCTAACTAAATATAACATGGCAGAAAGAGATCAAACTTTTTTAGACAAACTTAAAAATGCTATTAGAAGAGGCAGAGGAGAACCAAGCACTCGTAATGCATCTCAATGGTTTCGTAGAAAAGTAGGAGCATTACGTTCTGAATTAAGAAGTCGTTATAGTGAAGTAGATACTGCAAATGAATTTTATGATTCTGCTAAGAAAAGTAGTAGTCGTACAATCGGTCCTGGTAAAATGGCCGCATATTTCTACGATCCTAAAACAAAACAAAAAATGAAATACTATGATCGTTTTCCTTTGATCATGTGTGTCAAAATGTATAGTAATGGTTTTCTTGGTTTAAACTTTCATTATCTACCGCCATTGCTCAGAGCAAGATTAATGGATGCAATTGATAGATCAAAAGCCGTAAACTATGAAGCACTTGCAAGAATTAGAGAAGTTAAACCGACTGTCAAAAGATATTTGTATAAACACATCACATCTAAGGTTGTTATAGTTGATGAAGATGAAAAAGAAATTGCATTATTTTTACCAACTGAAAGATTTAAAAAAGAAGATAAACTTGTCGTTTGGGGCGATAGTAGAAAGATGATTTAATGCCTTTAAGTATAAGCAATTTTAGAGATCAATTTAATAGATTAGGAACACCTGCACCAGTTAATCGTTTTGAAGTAACGATTACAACCCCTGGAGGTATAAACATTGAAACGGATGTTTCAAGAGATCTTACGCTTTTGTGTGAACAAGCAGAATTACCTGGTAAAAGTATGATGACCGTTGAAGATAAATTATATGGACCGCCAAGAAAAATTGCTTATGGTCAACTGTTTATCGATACTACAATGACTTTTATTTGCACATCTGACGGTTGGAAAGAAAAAATGTATTTTGATGAGTGGCAAAATCAAATCGTAGATCCAGAATTATTTGATGCTAAGTATTTTGATGAATATACTACATCTGTTTTTCTGAAAACATTTAGAGATAATAATACAGAGAATTATGCAATTAAATTTTTAGAAGCATATCCGTTAAATGTAGGAGCAGTAAATTTAGGAATGAATCAAAATAATGAGTATGCTAGATTAGCAGTTACTTTTGCGTACAGAAGATGGGAATATATAGATCCCTCATCATTTCAAAATGCCAGAGTTGCTACAAATTTAAATCCAACCGATTCTATTTTTGGACTAAGAGATTGATAAAATAATATGGAGATATAATGAGTTTACCGAAAATTGATACGCCATTATTTGAAATGGACTTAATTTCACAAAGAGATCCTGTTACCTATAGACCATTTTTAGTAAAAGAAGAAAAATTATTATTAATGGCTATTGAAGGCGGTGATGAAAACGAAATGCTAAGAGCAACAAGACAAATTGTTAATAACTGTCTTGTCGATAAAGTTGATGTAAATTCTTTACCCTTGTTTGATCTTCAGTATGCAATGTTGAAAATAAGATCAAAATCTGTTGGTGAAGATGTTGAATTGATGCTTAAACATCCTGGAGAAAAAAATAAAAATGGTGAGATTTGTGATGCATCAACCCCTGTTAAAATAGATATTTCAAATATTAAAATTACAAAAGATGCGGAACATTCAAAAATTATAAGATTGACAAATGAAATCAGCATTGAAATGAAATATCCAACGATTTCAGTTTATAATAATCTTGCTAAAATGACTGAAGAAAATTCTTCAGGTGTAAATGAATTGTTTGATATAATGATAGGTTGCATAAACGTAATCTATTCGGGAGAAGAATCTTTTTCTGCAAATGAATACTCTAAACAAGATTTAGAGGATTTTTTAGGCAGTTTAACATCAGAACAATTTGAAAAAATAAAAATATTTTTTAATACCATGCCTGCTTTATTGCATGATGTGAGTTGGGTCTGCAAGACATGCGGATGTGAAGAAACAGTAACTTTAAACGGAGTCGGCGATTTTTTTTTATAGTTTGTAGTCATAATAATTTGGGAATGTGGTATACTACTAACTTTCAATTGATGCAACATCATAAATATAGTTTAACAGAGATAGATAATATGTTACCTTTTGAAAGAGACATATATTTGAACATGTTGATTACGCACATTGAAGAAGAAAACGAAAGATTAAGACAAGAACAACAAAAGAGATAACATGGCCAGAAAACCTCATAATTTTACACATTTCCAAAATCTTGTTAATGAACTAAAAAATCAAAATTCAGGGAATTTGGCCACATTAGAATCAAAGATTGATCTCCAAACTAATGTTTTACAATCTATACATACATTTTTCGTATCCACTAGAAAAGAAGATTTAAAAAAATTAAAAGAGGCTCAATTAGAAGCAGATTCGGGAAGCGGAAAAAAGAAATCTCTTCTAGGAAAAGGTGCCGTACCATTGCCTAAGTTTTCTGGCAAAGGGTTTATGGGTATGCTTGGTGATTTTTTGTCAACCGCTTTGATGGGAATACCTGGTGGTCTTGCAAAATTTTTACCATCACGTTTAGGTTTTCCTTTAATGGGAAAATTAGTTAGAGGTTTAGCATTTGGTGTGATTGCTCCAGGAGTATTCGAGGCATTAGAAAATGCATTTAAACAAGATACTTTTAAAGGAGGTGTAGCAACATTTATCGACACATACTTTGCAGTAGATAAAAGAAAAAGTTTAGCCGAAAATATTGCAGGTGGTGCAGGTAAAGGTGCATTACTAGGATTTGCTGTATTGGGTATTAAAGGAGCAATCATAGGTGGTTTGCTAGGAGGCGCACTTGTCGGTATGTCAGATGCACTCGGTCAAGAAAAATTAGATAGTGCGGCCGTTTATGAAAAAGTTGTTGACTATTTTAAAGGCGGAGATTTTAGAAAATCAATTAATCCTACAAATAGTATGTTTGTAGGTGGTATACTTGGAATGGTTGCGGCAGGTAAAACATTTGGTCCAAAAGCAATATTAGCGGGTGCTTTACTTGGTGGAGCCGCAGGTGTAATAGCAGGAGTTATGAATCAAGTTATGTTGAAAAAAGATCCTGGTGAAAGTTTATCAAAAGCATTTTTCGATGCACTTATGGATCGTAAGACAGGAGTTTATGTAGGATTGACTACTGGAATAGGTGCAGTAATTGGTGGACTTTTAGGTGGCGGTTTACCTGGTATGATCATGGGAGCCCTTGCTGGAAATATATTAGGAAATGCAGTTGAAGCATTAGCACTTTGGTTAAGAGGTATTGCTGATGAAGTAGATGAACTTCTTAAACCTATATTTGGTAAAGCGGCTAAGGTAATGAGAATGATAAAACAAGCATTAAAAACTGCAATGGGAGGAGATTTTGATGCGGCCATTAAAATGGTACAAGGCGAATATGGTACTGATATGGCAAGCATAAAAGCACTTAGAAAATCAGGTAAACTTACTGATGCTGATTATTATAAGAACTTAGCGGCTCTTACTGGTGATGCAGATGTAGTAGATGATTTAATGAGAAGACGTGGTAAGTTGCAAGCAAGACTTAAAGAAGAAGCAGAAATAAGAGCAGACACAAGTAAAAGTGCAATTCAAAAGGCGAGACTTATACATGGGAATGTAGGACCGTATGGAGATATGACACGAACATCAGCATAGGAAAGACTGCAAAAATTGGTAAAAGAATCAGAAAGAGAACTTAGGGAAGTAATTAAACAAAATCAGGTTCCAATGGGTGAAGCAGTTTTTAATGATAACAGATTAAGTCAAACCACAATAACAACACCACCCACAGAAATAGTGGGAATGACAACAATATTTGATGGCATTCCCGTTGGTGGTAGTGTTATTAGTTAATTATCTTCTGCTAATTTAGCAAAATAAGACATATCCTCATCTTCATCTCCACCTGCATATGCTGGCTCTTGAGTCTCAGCAGTTTTAGGCTTTGATTCAGGACGAGAAACATTCTCTGTGATAGGAGGAGTATCAAGAGCAAGAACAGAATCAAGTCTTGCTTTCAACTCATCATAAGTTTTGAATTGTTCCTCATCTGAAAATTCAGACAATGCATATTGTGAATTCCAAACTTTTTCAAGTTCTTCCTCGTTCTCAAGAAGTTGTGTACTTGAAGTAAATTCACTTTTATCGTAGTTTTGATAACCTTCGACTTTGCGAATCTTCAATTTGAAGTTTGCACCTTCCCAAAGATCAAAAGGATTCATTGGAGTTTCATCTTCGAACTCGGGATTCATAACATCATTGATCTTATCAAAGATCTTCTTACCATACTTGTAAAGAAAAACTTTGCCTTCGTTCTGTGGATTCTTTGTATCTGACACAACATAGATGTTGCTGATATATGTCAGACGGCGTTTCTGCTTACGAGCAATTTCTTTATTTGCTTCGATGCCAGAATTCCAGAGTTGAGAATTATACTCTGATACTGGATCTTTCTTACCAAGAGTAGTTAAGGAATTTTCAATGTACCACTGACCTGTTGGACCTTGAAAACCATGATTGAAGACTCTCGCCCAAGGAATATCTTCACCATCGACTGGTGGAAGAAATCGAATGACCGCATGACCGTTACCAGACTTATCTACTTCTGGTTTCCAGAATCGATCATCGATATAACTTTTTTTGTCAGTTGTGGGAGTGTCGATTTTTTCAATTTCTTTATGGAGTTTTTCCATGAAAGAATTGCGGGATTTTTTGAGTGCGGATAATGTCGCCATATTAACCTTTCGTATTCGGAATATTCGTTGTATTAATTGTATCTCGTAGTATGTTACGAAACTTCGTCTTGTCCACCTCCAGAAACGGAGAATATTTCATAACTTTATTTTTGAACTGAGGCCAGATAATTTTTTCTTTTATCTTTTTGTCCCAGTCAGGAACAAAGTTAAGAACCATATTAAGTATGGAAAAAGTTTCCATACAAATATATTTAGCAATCGTTTGTTTTAGTAACATTGGATGTTGACCATCAATAACTTTAAACCAATTATCAAAATTATCTTTGTCCAACAACTTTTCAATATCATTACTAAAAATATAACTCATGCTTTGTATTCTTTTTTGCCATTCTTTATATTTAAATTCTGCTTGTGCATCAAGAGCATCTCCAATCCACAAGTTTTCATTATCTACAAAGTTTGCAACAAAGAATTTTGAAATCTCATCATCTTTATAATCTTTCGACAATTTCACAAAAAATAATTGATCATTGCG